GAAGAGGCTGAACGGGTTGCACGCGAAAGAGCTGAACGAGAAGAGGCTGAACGGGTTGCACGCGAAAGAGCTGAACGAGAAGAGGCTGAACGGGTTGCACACGAAAGAGCTGAACGAGAAGAGGCTGAACGGGTTGCACGCGAAAAAGCTGAGCAGGAAAAAGCCGAATGGATTGAACGTGAAAAAGCGGCCCGGGAAGAGGCTGAACGGATTGCACGCGAACAAGAAGAAATTCGCAAATTGGAGCAGGAAGAAAAACAAACACGACACCTTATGCAAATGATTGCTGCGTCAGAAAAGATGCGAGAATCAAAAAGATTGTATGACGAACAACAAGCATTGAGAACTGCAATGGTGCCAATCGAGGTTGAAGATATTCCGGTAGATCAAGAAGAGCCCATTTTACAAATTGAGGATCAGAAAGAAGAACAGGAGCCAGAGGCGCAAATGGTTGTACGAGTGCCACAAGAAGAACCCGAATCCGTTATGCAAATGGTTGTACGTGTGCCACAAGAAGTGTCTGACGAATTGGTTGTCCCTGACATTGTTAAAAATGGAGCGGAACAAGCAATTACCTTATACAATGAAGTAGCAGAAACTACATCTGCTATCATCCCTGAGCAGGATATAGAACCCAAAAATAAGATTGCAAGAAAATTCAAAAAATCAGAAACGCCACCCGATCGTCATATATTGAAAGAATCGAGCAATAATGACTTAATTGTTATTACTGAATACAGTGAGGAAAAACAATCACGCGACAAGTTTTCTGATTCTGCATATGTACGACTTAAGCGAGGTCGGGGATGGTGGGATGTGGATGTAATTGAAAAGGGTGGAAAATATAACATAAAAACCGCTTTAAAACTTCCATTTGGACGTAAGAAGAATTCAAAATCCGATATATCACAGAAAACGGTGGCAATGGGCCTTAATCAAGAGGATGCGGAAAAACAAGTATCGCAGTTAATATTGGAAAAGCTTAATGACGGATATATTCCATCTATGAGTGAGCGAAAAATAGGTAAGTATGCAAGTATGACGCGAAAGCAACGCAATCGAAAGGGCGTGTATGATAGCGGCGAGTATGTACCACATGAAACCAGACGAGGTCGGACTGTCAAGAATGCCAAACAGTATGCAAATATGGTGAAAAAAATGTACGATGATCGCAATAAATGATTGAAAAATTGAAAGCCTACATATGGAAAATCTAATGTAAATAAGATATTTATATTAGAATGACTGAACGACGACGTCGATGTTGTGGCTACTGTGGCGCACATAATCATACCATCAATAATTGTAAACATGATTCCGAAATGATAAAATGTTTTATGACAACAACAAACAGTTCGCCTAATTTCGATTATCTGAGTACGCGAATGATTAAGCGGATGGCGTCCCATTATGGATACCCCTCAATTATGTCGAGAAAACAGCAGATAGAGTTGTTGAAACAAACATGGGCCGGTCTTTATCATGATCGTAATGCAGCAATGGAGGTAGAGACGGTTGTTGACAGTGTCGACGAGACTGAAACCATAGACGATTGTCCTATATGCTACGAACCATTCGAGGACAAAAATGTGTCGATTACGATTTGCAAACACAAGTTTTGTACAGAATGCTTGATTGTGCATGCGCGTAAGTCAAACGATTGTCCGTTATGCAGAGCAAATCTTACACGACAACCAAAGCGTGAACAAACCCCGCTTATTCCACCCAGTCCACATACTCCGCCGCATGAACCTATGATGCATGTAATAATGGGTCGTTATGAGGTTGATATGGAAAGAACACAGTCATTCGATTTCTCGCAAGATTTCCAGAATCAAATGAACCCCATATTGGTTCCAGAAACAACCATCATTGACGCTGAAATGCTCAATCAAGAAACACAACCCGAGGACTTTGTGCACGATAACCAGATGTTAAGTGACAATTCCCAGTCAAGAGTATTCCGTCAATTATATTCTTCATATGAAGAAGACGTGTACAGTGAATCGGACTTTCACACGCCTCCGCCACAAGGAATGCACTTTTATATCGACACGCGAAGAACGCCCAATGTTATCGAGACTGACAATGGATACCAAGGTATTCCGTATGAGAATACTTATGTCGACCCATCGAGAATGGCGATCCCCGAGACCAATACAGATGATCAAACTTCCTTATACAATCTAATTGCAGAACAGCCCCTTGCCCATCAAACCCCTGCTGCAAGAGAAAATAACCAAGGGGCAGACCAATACCTTGCTTAATTATTCGTTGTACCCATATTAAGATTTAAATCATCCCATTCTTTGCTCAATTCCTTTGCTACCCTTTCCACTTCTTCCATATCCACATCTAATTTTACAACATTTACTTGTTTTTTTTCGCGCGGTTTGGGAAGGCGATGTTCATAACCATCTACACGCTCCTTCAAAATTGTTTCCCATGTCTCAAGAAAGTGAGGGAGACATCTATTGAACCATTCTGAATTACGCATTACGGTGACACACGAATATTCATCAAGATAGTAGTAAGATACCGTTGCGATTCCATACTGACATAACCATTCGGATACGTCTACAATGGTGTATGTATCGCATATTGGATGATAATAACGCCCGTCTACGTTTTCTGCTATGACGCCACGAATCCTTCCGGACGTGTCATTAAAGAAGGAGTTGTCATCATATTCTTTAAAACGGGTTTCAAGAAAATCGCATGCATCCAGGTCGCATACTTCCATCTGAATTTGCATTTGTACCCAATATTCTTCTTTTGGCACACCGACAATGTCTCGGTTGTATATGTTTTTAATTTCCAACATTCGCCCATATAATCGATGCTCCTTATCTAACACGATTCCGTCTGGAGATGCACCAATCATCGGGTATTCTTTATGATGTATGCAGCCAAACTCGGTAACCTTTGTATTAAATAGCATTTCGTATAGCATAGTACTTACTGGTTCATATTTATTCCCCCAGTCCATGGGCTGGCTGAATATTTGTGTATTGTCCATTTTGCATTTATCATATATGAAACTGTTTCGGGTGGCATCGGATTTTATTATTTTCCACATATTGCTGGCGGTCATCATGTTCATTCGTTGCTTATACCATTCTTCAGTTTTCTGTGCTACTTGCGGGACGTTGATACACCTTTCAAGGGAAATGTCGTTAACTGGAATTGCAATATTTTGATGAGACTCTTGATACTTTGGATAAGAATCCATTTGAATATCAATTGCTTCATCAATCATTTCATCGATAGAATCAACCGCGCCGGGTTCCATAAAGTTATGTAAGTCTGAAATAATTTCGCTTTTTATAATCGTGTGGAATTTATGTCGAAACATGTCAATTATGTTATTGTCAATGGTATGACAAGCTGTTTCGTTAAGACAACAATACATATCATCAATATCGGTGTAGATTGGTGGGATTTCTATGGTGGATGCTTCTGACAATAGATCAACATCGTCATTTACTTGTTCAGTTTCAGGGTCGTTGCATTGATTGTCTGATGACAATTTAATGGTTTCAAATTCATTAATTTCATTTTCAAGATCGCTAATATCAGACATGGTGTATATTATAAATAAAGTACCTTCTATTATTATTATCAATGGGTTCAATTTTAAATGTTATAGTTTTGTGATAATATATGAAACGTATTATTATAGATTTAACCTCGCCAAAACATTCAGATACGGAGCATGAAGTAACAGAAAAGAAAATAAGTGCCAGAAAAATTACACAAATGAATACATGGAATTATGATGAAATCACAAGAAACGACGAGCTTCGTATTTTAAACCAGGCGAATACCGGAGAACATGAAAATAATGACGTGAAATTCATGAATAGAATGCTTGCAGCAAAAGTTGGTGCATACAGGGCACAGGATAGAAAAAAGAACCTGTTTGAACCGTCTCTTTTTGTTACACGGTCACAAGTAATTTCCAAGTTATTGAGTAGTGAAAAGCAGTGTTACTATTGCAATAATGATGTGAAAATATTCTATAGTGAATCACGTGACCCGATGCAATGGACATTGGAACGAGAAAACAACAATTTTGGTCATAATGATAATAATGTCGTTATAGCCTGTTTGAAATGTAATCTTGAACGGCGTACAATGTACCAAGGAAGATACCAATATTCTACCGAATTTAAGAAAGTTGTAAAATTAGGATAAAAACACTCCTGCATATACGTCATGGACGAAATTAAAAACATGTTATCCGCCTTTGTTGCGGCGAAAAAGATTCCAAACATTATATTTCATGGCCCCAACTGTGTTGGTAAGCGGTCTATATTGATGGAGTTTATAAACCAAATCTATGGCGGAAACAAAGAGGTTATGCGGGAAAACGTTATGATGGTCAATTGCGCATACGGGAAGGGTATTCGATTTATTCGCGACGAACTGAAATTCTATGCAAAATCAAACCTGCGATATAAGACCTGTTTTAAAAGTATCATTCTTTCTAATGCTGACAATCTCACCATTGATGCACAATCGGCATTGCGCAGATGCATAGAGGTGTTTAGCCATAGTACCCGGTTCTTTATGATTGCGGAAAACAAGTACAAATTACTGAACCCTATTTTGTCGCGGTTTTGTGAAATTCATATACCTGAGAAATTTGTTGATGGATATTCCATGTTGCCACGTGTGTGTAGTAGCGATAAGATTCAAATTGCAAAGGATGCATTAGAACAGCTCGACACTGCCGTGGATATGGAAACTATCATCAATACGGCGAATCTATTATATCGACAGGGAGTGCACAGTTTCCATATAATCGATGCATTGAAAGATGGAGAGATGTCATATCGAACGGCCGATACAATCATGAAATTCGATGAATGTAGAATCCAATTTAAGAACGAGCAATTGTTAATGACCTTTTTATTCAATTATCATTATCGACATGCGCTCGTTTAACCCATGCTTTTTAAAGCTTTCAATACACTATAATGGACGATTTTGTTATTACAAACCTTCATGAGTCTCGTAACGAGTGGTGTGGTCGACTTGTAACTCTTATGACGCCTCTTGTCATCGAGGGGTTTCGATCAATCTTTAATGAGGGTTGGGGAATTTGCCTTGAAAATGACGAATTAAGTAAGTATTTAATGACATTTCAGGAGCTGCTCATTCGTATCCCCAAATGGAATAATGAGATTATTGCTCAAGAACGAGATCGAATTATTAAGAGGAGCGGCTGCAATTATTTAGAAGACCTTATTACATGCGTGCACATTATTCAATTAAAAGTATTAACGTGTATTCGTGTTGGAACCAAACAGAAGAAAATAGACATTGCTGTTCCTAAGTTGGACGAGTTCATTCATAAGGTGTATATTCATTGCGCTCGAAGACTTTACAGAAACGTCTATCTATTTGAGAAAAACGTAGGGTCGTTGCAGCACCAGAAAAATGCTCGCGAATTGGAGGTTATTGTACAGGAGTGCATCATGACAACGATCCGTGATAGTATTCCCACAGAATCTATCATTCGGGCTTACATGGATGATGCGGTAGAAGAAGACGAAGAGGTTGTTATTGAGGAGGTTGCTCCTCCACCTGCGCCAGAGCCGGTTGAACAGCCCATTCCGACCCCAGTTATTCCGCCAGTTATTTCGCCAGAACCACCAGTTACTACAATCGGTGGAATGGAACCTGCTCCGGTTGTTGAAGCATTCGAAACCCCCGCAGAAATATCAAACGAAATCATTAAAATGCCTGAGCCTCTTATCATCCCACCTGTATCAACCCCTGTCTTGGAACCACCACCAGTTCCTTCCGCCGAACAATCTGCGGAAATAGTATCATTTAATAATACCGACACTGTACTTACCGAGACAGATCATATCACGCAAATTGAGGCTCCCAAATCGATCGAACATCTTGAAGAGATTAATGCCGCACGTGAGCTTGAGCGACGTATGGGGGACGACGAGCAGCTTACGATACATGACGAGGATGTACATTTAACTGATTTTGAAGATATGACAAAGCCAACGGCAGAACCGATGCGTGACGACGAGGACATTAGCGCATTATTGGGGGAAATCGAGGAACTATAATTCGTATCTACCGCGATTATTTGTTATCGATATTAAATATAATGGAACAGGAACTCATTCTTGCATGTCTTGTTGCGCTTGTATACTGTGTACTACGTATTCTCGATATGAAATACATTGACCGTGAAATGAAACCGATCAAGGAAATTGCGCGAGACGCCTTGATGGTATTTATAGCGGCATTTGGCGGAGGATATATTTATAACTTATTTAAGACGCCTCTTGGGAACATGTTCAGTGCAATTACCAATAACCCTATTGGTGATATGACAGGCACTACGGTATACACAAATGACCCGGGGTTTTAATTTATTGCAATATTGTATAGCCATTATGGATTTACAATACCAAGGTTCCGAGAGCATACTTACTACGGTATTTGGCATCGGGCCTAAAAAGGCAGCTGATCTTGAAGCAAAGGGCATGAAGACGATTGATGATTTACGCGCAAACCAACATCTCTTGACAGGTGCACAGCGGTCTGGACTGGAACATTACGAGGACATCTTGGAGCGCATTCCGCGTGCCGAGATTGACGAATACCAAGAGGTCATCATGTCGGCTTTTGAGCGTGTACGAAGAACCAATAAAGAGGGCGGCGAGGCCAAGATTGTAGGGAGTTACCGTCGCGGCAAGCCCGACTCCGGCGACATTGATGTGATTGTCACCACTGAGACACGAGCGACGTTCCAGGATTTCATCTCGAGGCTTGCGAGTGACGGGATTGTCACTGAAGTGCTGTCGCGCGGACCCACAAAGAGCCTTGTTATCGCCAAGCTGGCGCCCTATCGCAAGGCGCGACGCGTGGACTTTCTGTATAGCCCGGCGGACGAATATCCTTTTGCTACTCTGTATTTTACTGGGAGCAAGGATCTCAATACCCAGATGCGTATTCGTGCCCTACGAAAGGGCTATTCACTGAATGAACATGGTCTCTACAAGAAGGAGAAGGGGGAGGAACGGGATACCGAGAAGATTCCTGATGCGTTTCCTGATGAGGAGTCGATCTTTGCCTTTCTGGGAATGAAATATCTTCTGCCCGAGCAGCGCGACGTTGCGCCGAAAAATGTCACACGCAAGGTACGCAGTGGGGACAAAAATAAAACACCCAGTCCTTTATTAGTGTCCGAAATGAAAAAGACCAGAACCAGAAAAAGCCGGTCGATGCCAATCCAACGCGGTGGTGAGAGTGATGCAACAATTGAAGATCTGCAGGCACGCGTTGCTGAAATTGTTGGCGTTGACAAGTCATGTGTCACGCATATGACCGATCGGGATACCCTTATTGAAAAAATTGAAAGGTTTTCATGTGATGAACCGCTTCATATATCAAAAGAAAAAGAAACAAGCATTATGAAAATGACCAAGGAAGAGCCCAAGGAAGAGCCCAAGGAAGAGCCTAAGAAGCCGCGTAAACGCAAGACTACGAAGATGAACAAGACGAAAACCATGGACAATATGAAGCTGTTCAAGGAGCGCGGTATGTCCTACCTCGAATCTCTCGAAGAAAAGGACATTGCTGACATGATCAAGCTGGCGAACGAGCAGTTCCATTCGCTCACGGATGCCGGAGGCGAGGTGACCCTCACTGACAACGAGTTCGATGTGGTCAAGGAGTACCTCGCAAGAGTTGCACCTGACAACACTGCCCTTGGAGACGTCGGTGCCCCGGTGGAGAAAAAGGTCAAGCTTCCGGTCAACATGCCATCCATGGACAAGATCAAGCCCGACTCCAATGCGCTCGCGCAATGGAAAGGAAAGTATGCCGGTTCCTATGTTCTGTCGTGCAAACTGGACGGAGTGAGCGGCCTGTACTACTCGCTCAAGGGAGTCCGAAAACTGTACACCCGCGGCGATGGGACGTACGGACAGGACATTTCGCACCTCCTGAAGTATATTGACATCCCTGACGTGCCTGATGTCATTGTCCGCGGGGAGTTTATTATTCCCAAAGAAGTATTTCAGGAGAAATACAGTGACAAGTTTTCCAATGCCCGCAACTTGGTGGCGGGCACGGTGAACCGCAAGTCGGCTGATAAAAAGGCCAAGGACATTGACTTCGTCGCGTACGAGGTCATTGACCCCGAAATCAAGCCCAGCGAACAGATGCAGATGCTGGCAGACAAGGGATTCGTGGTTGTCTGGAACGAGACCCGTGAGGACGTCACCAACGAATCCTTGTCGGAGCTGCTTATCGATGTGCGTGCCAATTACAAGTACGAGATTGACGGGATCATTGTCAGTGACGATAATGTGCACCCCCGCAAGGCCAAGAACCCTGATCACTCGTTTGCCTTCAAGATGGTCATGTCCGACCAGGTTACAGAGGCCAAGGTAGTGGACGTCATTTGGTCGCCCAGCAAGAGCGGATACCTCAAGCCGCGCGTTCGCATTGAGCCAGTGCAGCTGGCCGGTGTCACCATTGAGTACGCTACTGGGTTCAATGGCGCCTTTATCGAGAAGAACAATATTGGCGTGGGTGCGGTGGTCCAGCTGGTGAGGAGCGGGGATGTGATCCCCCACATCAAGGATGTCACCACGCCCGCGGAGAAGCCTCTCATGCCGGAGGTGGACTATGTCTGGACCTCTACGCACGTTGACATTATGCTGGCCGACAAGGAGTCCAATGAAGACGTGCGCAACAAGATCATCACCGAGTTCTTCACCAGCTTAAGCGTGGACGGCCTATCAAAGGGCAATGTGAAGAAGCTCGCCAATGCCGGTCATGATTCGGTCTGTAAAATCCTTGCCATGACTGAGGATGACTTCAAGGCCGTGGACGGCTTCCAGAGCCGCATGGCCAAGAAGCTGCACACTGGCATCAAGGAAAAGGTGGAGGGGGCGTCGCTTGTCGAGATCATGGCGGCCTCGGGAAAACTGGGTCGCGGCCTCGGAAAGCGAAAGATCGGACCTGTCATGGAGGCGCTCCCCGACATCCTCACGAGCGATGCGACCATGCAGGAAAAGGAAGATGCCCTCCGTGGCGTGCCTGGCATCGGACCTGAAAACGCCAAGGCATTCGCCACCAACATTCCCGATCTACTGGACTTCCTCCGTGAGTGCAACCTTGATGGCAAGTTGGAAACAGCGGCATCTGAGCCCGTTGCTGACGGTGCGGTAGAAGAGGCCATCGAACCCGTGGAGGATCATCCTCTCAAGGGAAAGAAGGTGGTGATGTCCAAGACCCGCGACAAAGAGGTCATTGCCGCACTCGAGAAATACGGCGCCACGATCAGCGGTGCTGTCAGCAAGAATGTGGAACTGGTGATCGTAAAGGACGCTGACGACAGCTCGTCGAAGATCCAGAAGGCTCGCGATCTCAACATCCCGGTGATGGATTTGGAGCAGTTCCGAAAGACGTACATGTAAGACAACAAACAAATGAAATAAAGAAGCAAAAATATATCTTGTAACATTATGACTGATCTTACAGTAATTATCATGGCTGCAGGCGAGGGTACACGGATGGGTCCCGGTCCACCTAAGGTGGTCCGGGAAATAAACGGTTTGCCGATGATTGTCGGTGTGGTAGAAAGTGCCTATGTGCTCCGTCCGTCGCGTATCCTGGTGGTGGTTGGTCGACACGAACATATAATTCACAAAACACTTGCGATACATTTTGATATGAATAAAATGGCCATTGAGATGGTCAGGCAGGAAGAGCCCCGCGGAACGGGCGACGCGGTGCGCTCTTGTTTGGACAAGTTGCAAGATGAAAAAGACGATCGGGTCATCGTGCTTTCGGCGGATATGCCCTTGTTATCGCCATACACAATGAAGGAAATGATGAATTCATTCCGCGCGCTCACCATTGTCACAACAAACCTGGATGACCCCACTGGATACGGGCGTATCGTTTTACATGGTGCTTTTTTTCACGCAATCGTCGAGCAAAAGGACTGCAGTTATTCAGAGGAGGAGATCAAACAGGTGAACTGCGGTGTGTATGCATTTCGTGGATCTGACCTGCATAAATACATTCCTATGCTCAACACGGACAATAAGCAAAGCGAATACTACCTCACGGACGTCGTGAAACTGATTGCGGATAACGAAATCATCGAGGTGGACATTGTTCATATTCCAAAGGAGCGACAATGGGAAGTGGCTGGTGTAAACACACCGGAACAGCTACGTGAGTTGGCCAAATTGAAAGTGCGTAGGTACAGTGAGGATGTTAGGCTATAAACAAATTTTTGAAAAACCGGTATAAAGAGGATACGCTTGTATATGTTGTGCTTCTATGGCCAAGTGGTAAGGCATTCGCTTAGTAAGCGAAAGATCGTGGGTTCGAACCCCACTGGAAGCTTTATCTCCATGACGCATGGAGATAGAGCGCATTTAGATGAAATGGAACAAGTGACCCAAGAAATCAAATAGATTATGGAGAATGTCGGCGATAGGCATGGCTTGGTCCACATCAGGGGCAGGCGGCATGCCTGCCATTACATTGCTTCCCCAAAGGAGGTCGTCTGGATCAGTTATTCCGTAATGAATTGGCATAGGTATATACGTATACGTGTACGATGGCTCTATATAGGATTTGTAAACACAAACATAATCCATGTAAACATATGACAATAGGTTGAGTAATTATCATGCCAGATCCAGGAATTGCACCCTCACTATTTGACCATCATTTTGGAGTATACAGATTAGGTTTTACTCTTGCACGTATAATTTATCGCTATTTTCGGCGAATGCCTGATCCTGTGCAGGAAACGCGATGGACCTTTTACAACAACGAGGAACCGAATAGGATTTGACGACGTGAAAGAAAAATGTATGTATGTTTTATAGCATGAGCGCCAGATCTACCCGTAAAAGAATGACTGCGGCCCCTAAAGAGGAAAAGAAAAACGAGATGGAGATAACCGACGACGATGTCGAGACATTCGCGCGTCTTACGGACGGACCCAAAGCAGAACGAACGTTTAGAGAGATTCATGAAGATCGTCGCCGAGGCCTTGATGCCGAGTTTGAACAGGAGATCTATGACATCATCCAAGAGCCTGGGTTTTTAAGTGGTCGGGACCCGAAAAACCTCACCAAACTTATGCCCACCGGCGTAAAAGAATTGGATGCCATAGAAGCACATCCCGCAAAGCGCAGGCGTATTACCCAGAAACAAGTTGACGAGGACGTGATTGGTATACTGGCAGATCCCAGTTTTTTGGACGGAGGAAAACGCCATAACAAGAAGGCGAAGACGCACAAGAAGCGTGCCGGGAAGAAGAGGAAGACTCAGAAGAAGCGTGCCGGAAAGAAGGCGAAGACGCACAAGAAACACAAATAAATGCTTTTATGATTATGTATATAGTCATAAAATTACAGCGAAGAATACCGTTCAATTCTATCGAGATCTATAATCTCGTCGTCGCACGCATCTACCAGATACTCTTTGAAAAACTCGCGGTTTAATTGATTTTCTGGCGTGTGCTTTGTTACGGTACGGGCAATCATCTTGTATAATTTGAAATCCGGATAGCGCTCTTCTCCATTCCGCTTATACAAAACATTTTTGTTTTTGTCGTCATGACACCATTCCATAATGAGCTCTTGAAACTCGTCCATGTCATGTTTTTCAAGACCATCCGGTATCACAAAATCATAAATAGAACAGCCCAGTCTGCATAAATCAAAGCTATAGTTAGGATCGAGCCGTTTCTTTTCCGGGTTGAAAAATGGTTCTGTATTGTATTGTCCGTCTCCATCACCGGAAGGTGCAAAACTGTCACTACAAAACAAATGATCTCCTACACGATATATCGCTCGTCCGAAATCAATAATTTTGTATATACGACCATAGGTAGGTACACGGTACAGGGTTCCCTTTATGCGGTATGTTATAAATTCCTTATCCGTTTCGATGTACATTATATTGTTTGTATGCAAGTCATTATGCGTAAGTTGAAATGCTTTCTGGAATACATAGAGGGACGCAATTACCTGGAACATCGCAGCGCGTCCTGAATTTTTATCGATCTGGGCTGTTTGAAAAAGTTTATCCAGCGTGTCTTTGCAACGTTCGAGAACAACGGTTTGAACAGGGAAGTCATAGATATATGCGTAAAGCGGTTCGTCGTCCGCATTTGTATCATCGTCTGAATCCGACTGCATATCCGACCAACGAGATTCATCTTGTTCTTCATCTTCATCTTCGGATTCATCATTGCCGGAATCCTCCGTATCAGAGTCAGAACCATTGGCGGGAATATTAATTTCAAACTTTTCCTCTCCAATTAGATTATCAAGATCAACTTCATGCATTCCACTTTCAACAACATTGTCTGTAATATTTTCCGACTCTATCGTGGGTTCGTCCGTAATTTCTAATGGGACATCATCTTCGATTGTTAATTGGGGGCGATTCTTATTCGATTCGTTTTTGAAGTTGGTCGTTTGATAACTTAGTATGTTTGTATGGAACAGCTTGGTAAGATTCTTATGAAAGTAATCGTGCTCTTGGATATAGTCGAGGTCATCCAGAATATTCATGCGATATTTACCTTGGGTACTTGTGAATGATCCGTAATATTTGAGACTGTGTATAAATCCATAGTCATCATGCAGTTTGCTGAGGAATAAGTATGCCATATAATCAACATAGGATGCATTATGGACGTCGTTTAGTTTATTTTGTTTCTTTTCATCCGTATATGCACCTATCATGTAATGTATTGGGTCATATAACGGTGCATGTTTGAAAAACAGGTTGGCGGTTGTTACATTCCCTGAATTATCGCATACATGGGTTTCATCTACGACATGTTGACCTATCAAAAAATCATTACCACTGCCCACTAAATTTTCAATAATGGGGTTCCCCATCTTTAGGTTCTTCATATCAAATTCATTATAGTCATCCGTTGTAGATACCCATGTCGAAACATCGGGAACCGGTCTGAGTTTGTGTATAATCATTATTGTACATGCATGTATTTTAATCAACATTTAAACACATTACACGTTCATTGCATGCATTTATTGTATTTCGCTACAATATATGACACTTGAGCTTAAGAAATTTGATATGAAAACGATTACGTTTAAGCCTGATGAGAATAAAGGACCAGTCATTGTGATGATTGGACGTCGTGATACTGGAAAATCGTTTCTTGTTCGGGATCTTCTTTATCATCATCGCGATATTCCAATTGGTACGGTAATGTCAGGCACTGAGGCAGGTAACGGTTTTTATTCACAGCACGTACCAAAGCTATTTATTCATGAAGAATACAACTCGGTTCTCATTGAAAATATCCTGCGACGCCAGAAAGTTGTACTAAAACAGACCAAGGCCGAGATTGCAAAGTATGGTAGAACTAAAATCGACCCGCGTACATTTGCCATCCTTGATGATTGTCTATATGATCAGTCGTGGACACGTGATAAATTGATGCGGTTGCTGTTTATGAATGGCAGACATTGGAAGATCATGCTTATCATCACCATGCAGTATCCATTGGGTATTCCACCTAATTTGCGCACCAATATTGACTATGTGTTCATTCTTCGTGAGCCTTATATGACCAATCGTAAGCGTATATGGGAAAATTATGCATCTATGTTTCCCACACTCGATGCCTTTTGTTCAGTGATGGATCAAACTACGGAGAATTATGAGTGCCTTGTGATCAATAACAATGCTAAGTCAAATAAGTTGAATGAACAAATCTTCTGGTACAAAGCAGAGCATCGACCGGATTTTAAATTGGGGTCTAAAGAGTTCTGGGAATTGTCTAAAAATATTGGGTCAGATGATGAGGATGAGTACGATCCGGGAAAATCAAAAAAGAAGACTCCGGGAAATTCTATTAATGTCAAGAAATCGAAGTCCGCTTGGTAAGTTATTCAATAGTTGTGTATTAAATGAATACACAATTACTTGGTTAGACATAATAATTAATCTTTCTTTTCACGATTCAACATGTCTTCAATGACCTTGGTGTTATGTTCTTTGCGCTCTTCGTCATCAGCAACTTCGCGACTATCAAAGTCGACGGTTTCCAAAACACCATGGAGGTTTCCATCTTCATCGATGTTCTGAGTAAGCACATTGCCCGCTTTTTTCGCTTCTTCTACATTCTTCTCAATTGCCTTCCGCTTTGATTCACGAACACGGGCTTCAAACTCAATCTTGGCCTTCTTCTCATTTTCGAGTTTTTCTTTGTGGAGCTGGTTGAGTTCCTCTTCCATAAACTCGATGCGTCCGGTTTTGTATGCATCGGGGTCCCATGGGATCCACATTCCTACTGGGCCAACAAAGATGTCGTGATTGGGGTCCATATCGCGAAGGAACTTGCATCGTTCCTCTGCTTCCTCTTGAGTATTGAAGGCTCCGCGAATTTTGAGACCTCGTACCGATGTTTGGAAATTATGCTTCTTATTAAACTCGTTTCCAAGTTCTTCTTCGTGCTGATCCATAAAGTTGCGGAAATCGTCGGTAACCGGTGTGGATCGCAACACCTGTTTCTCCGATTCCACAAATTCCTTGAAACTTTCCATTGCCGTTTCAGGATTTAGATTGTACTTGTGGCACATGAACTGAATGAACTCAACGAATTTGTTCATTGATTTAGTAAAATCCCACGATTTAACAAATTCATTAAACATGAACATGTCTCGTTGCTCCAAAATCTTTTCGGGAGAAACAAACGAAAGGCATGCGAATTTTTGACCAGAAATAACTGGATCTTCGTCGCATAAATCTACATATTTAGGGTTGGGCTTTCCATCAACCATCTTTCTTTCGAACGATGACATTATATGCATTCTACTGAGATGGTATTTATATCTTTTTTACGAACACTGTATTTTTTTCTTGAAATACTATATAATGTTCGGTGAGCTTGACTTGCAAGAGATTGTGCGACGATTGGTGAAATATTTTATTGAGGGTTTTGTGGTGGCGGCCGTGGCTTACGGTATCCCCAAGAAGGGACTTGCCCTTGAGGAGGTTGTGGTGATTGCCCTTGTGGCCACCATGACTTTTAGCATCCTTGACGTGTTTGTGCCTGCCATTGGTGCTTCTGCCCGCACGGGTGCCGGATTCGGTATTGGTGCCAACCTTGTTGGGTTTCCCGCTATTCCTAAATAAGCATTTTATAATGTAATACACTGATTATTATGTGCATTTAACATCTGCATATAATAATTTATACCGTTGGAAAGAATTGCCAATCAAGTTCTTTGCAAACATCTTTCCAAATCATATCTTGTTCCAACTGTTTTTCGCGGTCTTTTAACATTGGGATAAACGGAAGATACTGCGTTTGATCAAGAAGCACGCATAATTGGTACAGCGTATATGTATAATTGAAAAAGTTTGTTCGTGTTGGAGGACAATGAAGTGCCCATGGTCGCTGTATTTCAATAAATAGTACACACAGCGTTTCATGAAGATCATTGTCCATGACCGGTGGTTTGATACCAAATATGGAGTTAATATACTGAATATGTTCAAAGTACTTGTTAAGCCCAAGTTTTCGCAGAATCTCTCGCATCTTATTGTAATCCAATGTCGATAAATCGGTAATGCGCTCTTTTTTGATACGGTTGCGGATCATGTCGATAATATCGTCTGGAATTTGTGTGGTCTCCTTTGCCTGAAATTGCGCAAGGATCTCCTTGAAGTGGTTGAGTCGTATATAGGCAGTGTACGACACCTCATTTGGAGGATCCTTATTTGATGGTTTTGCGCTATCGACAATATGTCTTACAAATTTTCCGCATTCTCGATTATTGCATATCAGCACCCCCTCGTCCTCTTGAGAAATCATTTCACCGGCATTGCAAAAATTACATTTTTCGTGTTCAATAGTGAAATCTCTTACTAATATGGTCTCTTCATTAATATTCTTCCAATATTTTTGATATAACTGTCGAGATGTATTATATCGACTATGATTGGTGGATTCTTCGTCTGTTGTACTTTTGATTCTAAAAAACGAACGCATTATTCCATCATCTGAACGCTTTTGATCACCACTATTAATCTTCTGTTTTTCTTCAAAATAAGTGAATATATATTTAGAGTTTTCCAGAAAATAATTGTTCTTTTCCATCTTTAACCGCTTGATTTTGTTTGTGAGTGACTGGAGTTTTAACCGCATACCATTCTTTTTATCTACGTCTGCAGTTTCGTATTTGTTCTTCATTGTTTCCTTCTCACTTTCCAGTTGAGGTATTACATGTTCTTCAATATGTTTGAACTTTTCCATCATTTGATCATGTTTTACATCAATTGATGGTCCTCCTTGGATATTTGATGTCATATAGGTATAATATAACATGATGGTTTATATGATTACAGACAAATCATACTTTATTATCATCGTTAAAACATTGATAATAAAACCTTTGAATAAATAAACATGCATAAACAACAGTTTCATATACCTGCATTTGATCCTGTGGTAAAGTTTAACCATACTGAATTTCAAAAGATGTTATTCATATATAATGCAATTGAAGATGGTTGGATGGTGAAAAAACGCGGCGCAGATACATACATATTTACTAAAAAACATGAAAACAGAACAGAGGTGTTTCAGAAGGATTATTTAGAAAACTTTATAATTAAAAACCAACAAATAATTTGAACCTGCTATGCAAAACTGATTTACCGATTGACCCATTCAACCGGTAAATAGTATATTAACATTCCGTTGTATTTAGGATAATTTCGCGCTTATTTCTGAGATTTTTTTCTATTCTAAAGTATATAACAATGGGAGGTGCTCTTATGCAGCTTGTCGCGTACGGTGCCCAGGACGTGTTCCTGACTGGTACCCCTGAAATTACCTTCTGGAAGGTGTCTTACCGCCGCCACACCAACTTCGCCATGGAGTCGATCGAGCAGACTTTCTCCGGCCAAGCCGATTTCGGCCGCCGTGTGACCTGCACCATCAGCCGCAATGGTGATCTTGCCTACCGCACCTGCCTGCAGGTGACTCTGCCGGAGGTCTCGGGCTCCAACGGTGTCACTGCCCGCTGGTTGGACTATGTGGGTGAGCAGCTTGTCGCCCAGGTTGAGGTTGAGATCGGTGGCCAGCGCATCGACCGCCAATACGGTGACTGGATGCACATCTGGAACCAGCTTACCATGACCTCTGAGCAGGAGCGTGGCTACAACAAGATGGTTGGTAACACCACCCAGCTTACCTACTTGACTAACGCCAGCGGTGCTGATATTGACACCCCTTGCGCTGCCTCGAGTGTGCCCGGACAGACCTGCGCTCTCCGCAATGCGCTTCCGGAGACCACCCTTTACATCCCTCTTCAGTTCTGGTTCTGCAACAACCCCGGTCTTGCTCTGCCCCTGATTGCCCTTCAGTACCACGAGGTGAAGATCAACATCGATTTCCGCCCCATCGGCGAATGCTTGTGGGCTGTGTCTGATATTACCGCCACCAGCGGGAACCAGGCCCTTTCTACCGCCTACCAGCAGTCCCTTGTGGCCGCTTCTCTGTACGTGGACTACATCTTCCTTGATACCGATGAGCGCCGCAAGATGGCCCAGAACCCCCACGAGTACCTCATCGAGCAGGTGCAGTTCACTGGTGATGAATCTGTGGGTTC